CAGTTTTCATAACTTTTGTATATATCTTTGCTGCTATGTGGATATATTTTTTTTTCTCTTTCAATAAAAGCCTTGTTCCAATTATTTAAATATTGATCTTTATAAAAGATTCTGTCAAAATCAACAAATTTATCTTGTATTAGTTTTTTGTAAAACTCAGTTATAGTTTTTTTTATGTTAGCTCCTAGAGTAGTATTGTTTTTCTCGTGTATACTTATATGTAGCTCTGTGCCTCTCAACATATGTTTTAAAATATTATCGTAGTTTTTTAATAAATACACTCCATTGGTGTAAAATCTTAGTCTACAGTATGGAAAAGTATCTTCTATTTTTGTCAATACCTCACTCCATCTAGGTTCTAAAAATGTTTCACCTCCTAGTAGAGATATATGATCCATTATAAATATTCTCTCTTCTAATCTTTTGAAACTATCTAATAATTTATCTATATCAATTTTGCTATTTATTGAAGCAATATGACTATGATGACTGCAACCCTCACAACGTAAATTACAACCATTAATAACTTTTACATTTAAGACGTTACAAGCAAACTTCATCTTTTACGTTTTTTTCTTTTTCCTGCACAATAAGCTCTTTCACTAAATCCTTTTGGTTTAGCACAATTTATACTAGCTTTTCTTTTTCTTGTCCACTTTCTTTTTTGTGGTGGTTTAGAGACTTGTTGCCTCATCTGGCTTCTACTTATTGTCATACAAATGTATACTCTACCATACCATCATCATTTTTATCTGCTCTCTTATATTGTTTTCTATTATTTTCTTTATTATAAGATACGTGAACCCAACCTGAATTTAAGTCTTCTTCATTATGAAACTCTAAGATTAATTGATCATATTCACAATTATCTGCTATCCAATCTGCTAATTCTTTATTACCAATGCCGAATATTTCTATGTCAGCAGCTTGACCTTTACAATGTTGTGAGGTTTTACTACTGCCACCAATTTTCACATTAAGCTCTGGACTTCTATATCCTGATGAAATATATACTGGCATTAAAAAATAATCTCTTAAAGGTTGTAAAACATTTTCACACAAAGCTCTTAAATTTTCTATCACTTCTTCACTTGGTGTATTATCTATACCATTTCTTAATGCTGTTTGTGATTTTATAAATTCACTTAAATTAAAATTATCTGATAAATCTTCTAACATCTCCATCTCCTTCTAGCTGCACATATTCTTTTCTTTGGTGTTTTCTTACAATTAATATTATGCATTTTCATTTGTCCTTTACTTCTAGCACAAAATGACTTTCTTCTTTTTTGTCTAGACTTACTTGGTTTTTTCTCAGTCACAGCAGTCTTGAGTTTGGAACCAGGATTATCTCTACGATATTTCTCAACACCTTTTTGAGTCATTCCTGCTCCAGACTCAGTAGACCTGAAGTACTTCTTGGTCTTTGGTGGCATACCACCTTCTTTAAAACCAAGAAGCTCTGCTGTGTATTTATCCATAGTATACTGTCGCACTAACAACACTACCTGAGGGTAAATCTATAAAAGCTCCTTCTCTAAACAAAATACCTTCATCAGGTATATAAGGCTCCATATAATCCTTTGTGGTAGTAGCCACAGTATAAAAAAATTTAGTAGTTCCTGTTTGAGAAGACTCTTTAAAACTAATATCTGCCACAGTTCCTCCTGTAGTGATTTGTGCACCTTTAACTCTTGTTGCTCCAGTAAATATAGCTCCAACTGTATCTGCACCATTACCAGCAGAAGTATTTGTACCTACTGCTCCATCTACTGCTATTTGTGTTACAGTAGAAAAGAATACACTACCAGTAACAGTAGTGTTATTAGGACCAGTTATATCCTCCGTAATAGTCGAACCAGAGGCATCTGTTCCAGTAACAGTAAATGTTCTGTCAGATATGTCTCCAGTAGAAGTTAAACTAATAGTAGAACCAACATTTGTGCCTGCATAAGCTCCAGTGGAAGCTGCTGATGCTAAAGTCAAATTACCTGACCCTCCAAGAGTTTGAGCAGCAGCCACACTTGTGGTAGAAGCAGATGCTGGTTTAAAGGTTTTAACTTGTAGTTGTAAACCCATAATTTATCTCCTTATCTATTTAATATACTGAGTATTCTATTTCAAGAGTACCACGAAAAGCTGTCAAAGCTGTATCACAAGCATCACCAGCACACATATATAAATTTTTACTTGCAATAGGTGCACTAATGTTTGGTGCAAATACGTGAAAGTTACCAGCAGTATCATCTAAATTAATATCAACCTCTGTTACTGAATCAGTAGCAGATATTCTTGGATTGAATGATGCTACACCTGCACCAACAATTTCTGTTCCAGAAGAGATGGCAGTATTAGTAGCTGTTCCTGATGTTGCACTTAATTGTAAATTTGCTAAAGAATTAGCATCACTAGCAGCAGCTGTGGTAATACCTAAAACTACTTTGTGAATAAAAAATTTAGTTGCTGTTACTAAAGCATCTGGATGATCTGTATTTAATTCACCGAGTTCTACAAGAACGTCATTATCTGCATAAGTAACAGAAGCTGCGTTAGTATCTGCAAGACTAATAGCAAAAGTTTGTAT